TATCTACCATACTTATAACAAGGCCACTCTCGCCATCACGATTCTTAATTAAATGCCAATATACCATTGCTTGTTGTGAATTTAATGGATTTACTATTGGTAAATTATTAGAACCATAAGTTTGTAAATTTAACATATAAGGTTTATGTGATATAAGTACATAATCAGAGCCATGAAATACAGCGTCACTACCAAATATATCTTTCTTCATTGGATAGTGAATCATAGGATTAGACATTCTATCTGCTGATTCTATTTCTCTATTAAGTTGACTTAATGCTACAAATATACATTTCATTTGTTTTTTAGCATACATAAACATTTTATAAAGTTTAGATAAAAGTTCTCTCTCGCTTTGTCTTTGATTACCTTTAGTTAATAAGGTATGATCTAGAAAAATAACAGTTCCAACATCATCACCTTTCAATTCTTGTTGCTCAGCATGAAATTTTCTAATTGTATCATAAATTTCTTCTACAGTACCAGGAATATCTACATAATATATATCATATTTACCAGACATATAGCTAGCTATTTCTTTTGCTCTATCATAATCTGTATCAGATAAAGGAACAACTGCAGAATATAATTCACTCACAGTTTTAGTTACTTTAGAGGAAATTTTTCTACCTATTTGTTTCATAGCTAGCATTTCAAAATTAAAAGATAATACAGAAAAACTTTCTTCAGGATTAGAATCAAATAAACTTGTTTCTAATTCATTTGCAATAGATGATTTACCACATCCTGACATACCAGCTATAGTAAATATAGTATTCCAATCTATACCACCCATACTGACTTTATCAAATTTATCCCAACGAGTCTTTAAAGAAGATAGTTTACCACTTCTACGTTCTTCTATATATTCTAAAATTTCATCAGTCGGACCAGAAATATGTCTATATTCTAAAGCCCTAATTGGATTATATGAGTCTTCCGCCATAATTTACATTTTTTTTATTATTATTACCAGTTTTCATTTCGTCATAATACTCTTTCCATATATCTTCCTTTAAAAAATTCTTTAAAGTTTTAATATATTGCATATCACCTCTTGCTTCTTTTTGAGTTACATAATATTCTATAGTATTTTGTAATTCGTTACAACTTATTCGCCTTGTTTGAACAATATTTACATATAATCCTTTAGACTCTTTTCTACCTTCTTTTAAACTAGCCCTTTTGCCATTAGGTCTAGTTGCAAATTGAGGATATGTTTTATAAAATAGATCAAACTCTTCTTTATAAGGATTTTCAGACAGATCCACTAAATCTTCTTCAGCGAGAAATATATTATCTGCTTTAGCATCTGCAAAACTATCCACTAATTCTTTTATAAACCTAATTCCTCTTCGAGTAGGATCTTTAGATTTAAAATTAGCTATATATCCTAAAGATATCAGTTTATGATACTCTTCTGAATCTATTTTTAACATTTTAATTAAATCTTCTTTTTCATAAACATGACAATATAATACAAAGTATTGATTTAAAGTTAGATTTGCATCTATCAAAACTTCTATAAAAGGATTACCGAATGCTATCATCTTCCTCTTCTACAATCATTAATCCATTCCCAATCAGGTTCTTCATCTATCTCCATGCTTTCTTCAAAACGTATCTTTTGTTTTCTATTTTCTAATTCTAGATCTTCTTCTACAAAAGATCTAACTTTGTGTAAAGTATACCCTTTACTCGTCTTGAATTTTGTCAAGTTCTTCTTTAACGCTTGTATTATAGTTTTCATCATAATTAAAAGTTATTAAAAGTAATATTATATATCCACCAATATCCCATAAAGTATCAATAGTATTTTTAGTTATACCACGATTCTTAATGCGATTTAATTTGTCGTCTAAACGACAACATAATCCAAATTGTTTAGGAGTCATACTATCCATATTTATTTTTGTTGCAAATATGGATTCACCACGAGTAGCAGAATCTCCATAATCTAGATTTTTTTTAGTAAGCAATTCTATTAATTGCTCACCGACTTTTTTAATTGCCCAGCTTGTTTTCATTATATATCATTTAAATTATCAATCCATTTAGCATTATACTCATCTTTAGTACGTTTTCTAACCCATTTAACTTCTTGAGTTCCTCTAACATATAAATTAAAATATATTGCAATTTTATTTTCTTGCAGTCTTAAGGTTCTACCAGTTCTTTGAACATTGTCTAACGCTTTAGAACTTCCAGCAGCACATATGCCTAAAGAACATTCAGGTACATTTAATCCTTGATTTAAAGCCCGTACAGAAGATATAACTCTTTTTTTAGTACGACCATCACCAAATAATTTAAGAGCATCTTCTCGCTCTTTTTTCTTCATTTTGGAATGAAATGTAACACACTGATCATCAAGTCTTTCCTGTAAAGTACTTGCAAATTTAATAGATTCACTGAATACTAAAGCTCTTCTATTAGAATACTTATTAACAATTTGCTCAATTATATCTATTTTACTAGAAACATTAAAACAAAGTTGTTTACGTTTTTGCATCATAATATAGAAAATATTAGCCCATTTTGATTCATCTTTATCTTTAGAAGTACGCCATTTAGTAGCATTCTTAAATGCTTCCCAAGGACCGCCTAATTTATTCTGAGCTAATATGAACAGTTTGTCAATTTTATTATATTCTTTTGCTTCTTCTGGTGTAAAACTAACACCTAAATTATACACTTTATATGGAGATATTAATCCTTCATCAAGAGCATCATCTAAAGTAGTTTTTTTAACAATTGGAGCAATAGATTTTAAAAACTTTTTATATTCAGGATTTTCAGGTACAGTAGCAGTTAAACAATATAAACAATCCCATGAATTATTTTCATAGAATTTTCTATACTCAGGAGATAAAGTAGTATGTACTTCATCAACTATCACTATATCCCAATGATATTCTTCATATTTATATGCAGTCTGAATACATTGAAATTCTATTCTCTTTTTATAATGAGATAATTTCCATTTTTTTAATTCATCTATCCATTCATTGTCTCTAAGATTTTCAGTAGGAACAATAATTAAAGCAGTAGCATTAGGATCACTTTCTAAAGCTTGATCTATTGCCAGAAGACCCATTCTAGTTTTACCTACACCTGTAGCAGCTACTGAAGTACCACGCATACCTTTATTAATCCAAGCTTGAATATGCTCCATTTGCACTTTATCTTTATTTTCAAATTCTTTTTTTAACATATTTCTTTTTCTTTTAGATTATATTTTTCAACTAATTTCTTTAATTGTCTTTTAAGCACAGACACACGTACAGTTGGTCTATCAAACATTGGTTGAGAAAATTTAGTACATGTTTTACTTACACCTTTATTTAATGTTTGTATAATATTTTTACAGATTTTTATTGCTCTTTTTTTTGACATAATTATTTGTTTTGATTTATAAGTTTGTCTAATTTTTGTTGCAGTTTTTGTATATACTTCTTTGGCTTTTGAGTTAACTTAGCCTTTAGAAGTTTTAAACTAATTTTTGTTGTTTTTTCCATAATTATTTATTTTTAAAAAAGAAAAAAAGGTAGAGGTTGCGTAAACGCATGTGTTTTTTCCATCCTCTATTAAGTCAGTGTGTGGGTCCAGGGTATATTACATTAATAACCACCAACGCTCAGACACCTTTACCAGTATATTATTTACTCCATTTATCTGATACTGAATAATCTACATTCATATCTATTTGTTTACATATAACTCTACCAGCTTTTAACATAAGAGTTTCTTGTAATTCTATCCATAAAGCTACAAAATCATCTCTTACTTCACAACTTATCTCATCATGAACTTGAGATACTATTTTAACTTTATTATGAAGTTTATGTTCATTTATTTGTTCTATAATTAAAGCTAATGCTAGTTTAATCATATCAGCACCTGATCCTTGAATTGGAGTATTTTTAGAAGCACGTTCTATTTCACCAAGTCGAGTAAACTTATCCTTATGAGGCAAACCAGCTAAAGAGGCCCAATCTTCAAACCATCTAATCCTTCTAAAAGGAGCAAATGTTTTAATGTAACCATTATTTTTACCATAATTACCTAGTAATTTTAAAAAAGATTTGATTTTAGGCAAAGCTTCAAAATATCTATTAATAAATTCTTTTGCATCAGTAATAGAAATATCTAAAGTATCCGCTAATTTCATATAAGACATACCATAAGCAAGACCAAAATTAATAGTTTTAGCAACATCTCTATAAGATTTACCTCTTAAAAATTCAGGTTTATCTCTAACTTCAGATTCATCTATTTTAAATATAAGAGAAGCTACTTTGCCATGTACATCCTCATTATTTTTAAAAGCTTGTATCCATGTAGGATCTTTAGAACCTTCAGCTATTAATCTTAATTCTTGACCTGAATAATCCATAGTCACAATTTTCCATCCTTCTTCTGCCATAAAACAATTTCTATATACATTATCAGCAGGGATATTTTGCATATTAGGTGCTTGATGAGGATTATTTTTACTACGAGTTTGTCCTGAAGAAACACGGCCAGTATTTAATATTTGCCAGAATAAAGTATGTACTTTTTGAGAAGTTTTATTTACATATTTAAGAAAATCTTTACCATAAGTAGTAACTAATTTAGCTTTCTTACGATAATCTATAAGAACTTTTATAAGTGGAAACTTATATTGTCTTTTATATAACTCTCTCATATTAGTATTCTCAATTTTAGGATCAAGTACTTTTAAAACTTTACCTACCTGAGTAGGAGAAGACCAAAGAATAGATGTTTTTTTAGGTTTTGCTCCAAACATATCCATTTGAAATCCTTTTAAAACAAATTGTGATAATTTAGGATCATTTAAAATCATATCATCTAATTCTTTTTCTTTTTTTAAATGATCATGGCCTACATTTTCAGCTACTTTTAACCATTTTTTTGCATCAAAACACATGCCATTGTATTCTATTTCTGCAAAAGCTAATGCTGCTCTATTTTCTAATTCTAAAACAAGTTCTAAATCATATTGTTTAATGACTAACATTTGCATCTTCATTAAATCATGTAAATGTTTAATATCACGAGCTCCATATTCTATTTGCTCAAAAGTAAAATGATCGTCTTTATTAATAGAAAATTGACTTCTTACTTCTTTACTTAGTTCAATATTTAAATAACGTTGACATAAAGCTTTTAAAGAATATCCAGGACTCTTTTTGCCGCATTTAATAACACATTCTGCTAACATAGTATCCCATATATTACGCAATCTTACATTAAAAGAAGATAATAAGAATTTATAATCAAATTTAATATTTTGACCTATAAATATTTTATTAGGATCTTCTAATATATCACAAAGAGGTTTGCAAATATGTATACATCTACTATCTATTACAAATTGTTTTTTATTATCGCCAAGTTGTAGCATAATAACTTTATCTTTATTCCAATCAAGCCCATTTGTTTCTGTATCTATAGCAATGTAATCTAAGTTCTGAAGATATTCTATAGCATCTTCTATATAACCAACTTCAATATCTTGACCAGAATATTCACTAAATTTATCTATTGTATTACTTATATATATAATTTCACTTGACATATTTTAATAAATTATTAAATGTACCTCTAGTATTATCTTGTCCATCTATAGTTTCAGATACATGAGGTACTAAAGTTGGTTTATCTTCGTTATCTCTATTTATTTTAAAACACATAAAATATCCTTTTTCTTTTTTATTTTTAAACTCAAATATCATATTCAAAATTTCAAATTTTTCTAATGTTTTCTTATATTCGTCCCAACGTTCTTTACATAAATCTTCTGAAGCATGATCTTTTTCTCCTGCTTCACCTGCATACATCCAAGCTTCAGTAACAAAACAACACATTTCAGCATTTATATCTGATAACATATGTCTAAATATATCTGCTAACTTTTCTTTAGCTTCAACTGGTGCTTTAGGACTAAATACCTCAGGAGGAGCAGGTATTATTTTATAATTTCCTGTATCTGTTACAGTATATAAACAGGTATTTATGCCTCTATTTTCGTCAAATTGTTTCATAGCGTGTTTAACGACACGCATCTTAAATTCTTGCCAATCTTCTTTCATTGAATATGGTTTTTAAATTAATACTATTTCCGCAGCACCCAGAAAGGGTGATTTATTTATTGGTTTGAGGCCCAATCTTATTCATTTGCTATGAATACAAATTCAGTTCTGTTCTGGGCATAAAAGAAAAAGGGGATCTATAAAGACCCCCCAATCCTAATTGCATGTTCAAAACCAATCAAAAGGCATGCAATATTACTTACTCTCGTAAGCAACTTCTTTATTACAAATAGACTTAGAAATATAACAATATTTAACTTTTACATTCCATGTCGTTGTAGTTACCCAATACTTATCCACTTTTTTTATTTTTGTCTAGTTTTTTTACATAATCAATAGCACCTTCAATCATTTCTTTTTCACGTCCTTTAAATTCTTTACGATACGTACCCATAATATGACTAGGCCATATCTTTTCTCCTTTTAATTTCTGTTTCTGAATAGCTTTAAGCATTTTTTGTCTTGCTCTATATTCTTCATATGATTCACCTTCAAGTCTATATGCAGCACCTGAAAATTTAAATTCTTTCTCTATTGATTTATCTTCTTTTTTCTTTTTTGTCATCTTTTATTTTAAATACACCCAAGAAATAACAATTAGGTTTATTACTTATACTAAAAGAAATAGGTAAAATTTCCACTATTCTAAAACTCCCTCTTTCTTGAAAAGAAATAACCCCTTTAGGTTCAAGCGTTGGACCATTGTCATAACAAATATTAATAATATTACCATTTTCATCATAATTGGCTACAAAGTTAGGATCTTCTCCATAAACTATTATATCATTACCTTCATCTAAAAATTTAAATGTTCTTCTTTGACCTTTAGAATTTAATATATTTATTACCCTTCTTTGCACATACAAATATATACTAAATTGTGTTATTATCCAACAAAGTTTTCCCTTTTTTTATTTGAGTATATTTAATTTTACGAAGATTATAAGTTTTTCCACGCAAATGTGCATGCTTTTCTTGTACTTTACGTCTAGCTCTAGATATACTACTTGTTTTAGTTAAACAACCTTGACTTAATAATTGTAAGAGTCCTGCTGCACTTTCTACACGTACAGGCCCAGTATTTAATTCATGTGCCCATACTTGAGCAATTAAAGCACAATCATTCTCTCTTGCTTTTGGAATATTTTCCAAGATATATTTTACTCGATTTTCTAATTTTTCACTTATTATTTTTGCCATTTTTTCTAATTTTTAGATAATTTTCTATTTTTTTCCTTAACGGTCCATCACTTTTATATCCAAATTTTCTAGCTATTTCCCTAATGGGTATATCACTATTTTCAAGATAAAATCTAATTAATGGACTCTCTGTATCAATTACGAATTTAGATTTATTACATTCAAATTCACGTAAAGGTTTATATTCTTCAATTTTGCCACTATATTTGAAGTAATGAGAAAATTGGATAGTATTTCTCTTATGTAACCTATCCAACTCTCTCTGTTCTTTAACCTCTTGTATAAATACTTTAGTTGACTCTTTCATCTATTTATCTCTCTCAATCTTTCATTAACCACACGTTGATGATGAAGATATTTAAGTCTTTCAGGTAATACTTTTTCAAAGTTACACTTATCACAGCATTGACCATTTTTTACTGGTTCTGCATTGTGTCCTTTGTCCCAAATAATTTCAGGAGGTATATCATTAGACATTAATGGTTCTATTAGACCATTACATATACAACATAATTGTTCACTTTTCATTGTTTTTATTTTTTTAATTGTTTTTCTTTATCTAAAACTTTGATCAATTGCTTTTGAGTATATAATCTTCTTGCTTTAGATCCTCTCTTATATTCATCAGGATTATATACAAGTTTAACTTCAATTATTTGATCTTTAGAATTCCTTTTAACTACCCATCTACAAGATGAGTGAAGATCTCTATGTTTAAGAAATAAAAGATAACTCATAATTTTTATTATTTAGTTTAATTTTATTTGGCCATATGACAACAATGCTAGTATTCTTCATCATCATCTACATATTTGGTTTCCCATAAATCTTTCCAATATTTTAGGTCTTTTAAAATTTTTCGTTCATGTTTATATGTAATTAAAAACATCCAAAATGTGCCCATAAATAAACCTATGCCAAAAGATATACTTATTGCTGTTAATTTTATTATTTCTTCCATATCAACAAATTTGAAAACCACCAGAATTTTCAGCAAATGTAGCAAATTCTAAAACATTATCAACATCAAATGGATAAGATTTTCCCCAATTTTGTTGTTTTCCTTTACCATCACATCCATTACAATGTATATTACCAGCTCCTCTTTCAGGTATAGACTTTCTTTTACCTGTACCATTACATATATCACAATCTGAATCAGGTAATTTACTTAACTCATGCTTATAATTAACTGCATATTCATCAAGTTTACCACTTTTGTGATGTTTTTTAATACGTTTAACTATTTTAAGAGCTTTAGTTCTAGATATAGTATCGCCATTATTATATCCTCCCTTATTCATATCTTTAGCAGTTAAAAAATCATTGCATATATCACAA